AGCCTCTCACCGGCAAGCCCATGCAGGCCGAAAAGGACGCACCCGTCAAGACCGGTCGCGCTTCCGATGAGTACCGCAAAGGCATGCTTCAGGCCCTCCGTACCAACTTCCGTCAGATCAGCAATGTGATGCAGGAAGGTGTCGCAGAGGACGGCGGCTATCTCGTTCCTGAAGAGTACGACAACCGCCTCATCCAGAAGCTCACCGAGGCCAACATCATCCGTAAGCTCGGTACCCGTATCACCACTTCCGGTACCCACAAGATCAACATCGCGGCTACCACTCCCGCTGCGGCGTGGATCGACGAGGGCGGTGCTCTCACTTTCGGTGACGCGACCTTCGCCCAGATCAATCTCGACGCGCACAAGCTCCATGTCGCCGTAAAGGTTACTGAGGAGCTGCTCTACGACAGCGCTTTCCCGCTTGAGAAGTACATTGTCGATGAGTTCGGCAAGGCTCTCGCCAACGCTGAGGAGGACGCCTTCCTCAACGGTAACGGCACCGGCAAGCCTCTCGGCATTCTCGCTGCGACCGGCGGCGCTGAAATCGGCGTAACTGCTGCTTCGTCCACCACGATCACCGCTGACGAGATTATCAACCTCATCTACTCGCTCAAGCGTCCTTACCGCAAGAAGGCCGTGTTCATCACCAACGATGCAACCCTCGCCATTCTCCGCAAACTCAAGGACGGCAACGGCGCGTACATGTGGCAGCCTTCCCTCGTTGCGGGTGAGCCTGACAAGCTGCTCGGCTATCCGGTTTACACCTCGCAGTTCATGCCCGCAGTCGCTGCTGGCAGCAAGTCCGTCATCTTCGGTGACATCTCCTACTACAACATTGGCGACCGTGGCACTCGTTCCTTCGCGGAGCTTCGTGAGCTTTTCGCTGGCAACGGCATGATCGGCTATGTTGCCAAGGAGCGTGTGGACGGCAAACTCGTTCTTCCGGAGGCAGTAAAAGTCCTTCAGCAGAAGGCGTAAGGAGATACTCCTATGAGCTACAACACCAAAAACTATACCGAACCGGGCGGCGAGAAAACCGTCATCGGCGGCGAACTCGAAATCAAGGAGGGAGCTCGTGTAACCGGGCTTCCTTCTCCTTCGATTACCCCTGCCGCATATCAAGCACCGTCCGAGGCGAGCGACATAGCAACACTTCGTGACGACTTCAACACCCTCCTCGCCAACCTCAAAGTTGCCGGCCTTGTGGAAAGCGAGTCAACGGCTACCGGTGAAGGCAACGAGGTTATCGAAGAGGGAGACACTAAGTGAGGAAGGAGGCGGCAGCGATGAACACACTGCTTAAGAAGGTTAAAGCAAATCTCATACTGGATCACTCGGAGGATGACGAGCTTCTCTCGCTCTACATCAATGCCGCCATTTCCTATGCCGAAAGCTACCAGCACGTTCCGGAAGGCTACTACGCAGAAAACGCGATGCCAGCGACCACCGAGCAGGCAGTCATTATGCTGTCCAGCCACTTCTATGAGTCAAGAGACGGCTCTACCGGCGGCTTTTTCGCAGATAACACGGCGGCGGCACAGCAGATATGGAATACGGTCAATCTGCTTCTGCGTCTGGATCGGGATTGGAAGGTGTGACATGAGCTTTGGAAAAATGAACACGACCATTCAGATCTCCGGGAAAAGCATCGCTATCGATGCAGATGGGTTCAAGCATGAAACGGATGAAATCTTCGCAACAGTCCGCGCTTATAGAGAAGGTCGGCACGGCAGCGAAAAATGGGCAAACACCGCCTCGTTCTCCACTGCCACCGACCTTTTCCGCTTCCGGATCATTCCCGGACTCGTGGTAACAACCGCCATGAAAATTCTCTGCGATGACCATGTGTTTGAAATCAAATCAATCGAGGATGTCAAAGGACGCGGAATGTATCTGGAGGTTCTTGCCGAGGAGGTGAAATCGAGTGGCTAAAGCGACATTTAAAATGCCGGATGAATTCCTCATGAAGATTTCCATGCTGAAGGAACGCACGGACGATATTCTTCCTCGCGTATTGGAAGCCGGAGCCGAGGTCGTAGAAGCAAAAGTCCGCTCCAACCTGAAAGCCGCCATCGGTAAAGGCACAAAAGAGCCCTCTCGCTCGATCGGCGAACTGCTATCGGCGCTTGGCACTTCTTCCGCAAAGCAAGATCGAGATGGTAATTTCAATGTGAAGGTCGGTTTTTCAGAACCGAGGAGCGACGGTGACAGCAATGCTAAAATCGCCACCATTCTCGAATACGGCAAAAGCGGACAACCTGCAAGGCCGTTCTTGAAACCTGCAAAGACAGCATCGAAAAACGCCTGTGTTCAGGCGATGGAGCTGAAACTAACGGAGGAAATCGACAAAATATGAGCCTTTTATCTGAAGTAAAAACCATTCTGACGGGGCTGTCCATTCCGGTGGAAACGGGCGTCTTTTCCAAAACGCCACCTGACCGCTACACAGTACTTACCCCGCTTGCGGATACCTTTGACCTCTTCTCGGATAACACCCCGGAGGAAGATGTCGAAGAGCTCCGTATTTCGCTCTTTGATAAGGGCAATTATCTCGCCGTGAAGCGTCAGATCACATCCGCGCTTTTATCTTCGGAAATCACGATAACCGACCGGAGATACATCGGCCACGAGAACGATACCGGTTATCACCACTATGCCATCGACGTGGCAAAAAACTATTCTTTACAGGAGGATGATTAACTATGGCAACTATCGGGCTTGACAGTCTCTACTATTCCAAGATCACCGAGAACACCGCCGGTGAGGAAACCTACGGAACGCCGCAGAAGCTGGCGAAAGCCATTGAAGCAGAGGTCTCCATTGAACTCAATGAAGCGGTCCTCTATGCCGACGACGGCACGGATACGGTCATCAAGGAGTTCAAGAACGGCACCATTACCCTCGGTGTAAACGACATCGGCACGGATGCGGCAAAGGACCTGACTGGCGCCGTGGTGGATAACAACGGCGTACTCGTATCCACCGGCGAGGATGAACCGACTCCGGTCGCTATTGGATTCAGAGCCAAGACCGCCAAGGGCAGATACCGCTATTTCTGGCTATATCGTGTTCTCTTTGGTATTCCCGGCACGACACTCAAGACCAAGGGCGAAAGCATCGAGTTCCAAACCCCTTCTATCGAAGGCACCATCTCTCGTAGAAACAAGCCGGACGGTCAGAACAAGCACCCGTGGAAAGCGGAAGTCACCGAAGGCGATGCCGGTGTTTCTGCCGCAGCTATTACGGACTGGTTTGCAAATGTCTATGAGCCGAACTACACGGCTCAGAACAATGAGGAGGGTTAAAAGATGGATGAAAGAAGCTCTTTCATTACGATTGGCGGCACGGAGTACGAATTGCTCCTTACCACCAAAGCAACGAAAGAAATCGGCAAAAAGTACGGCGGTCTTTCCGACCTCGGAGATAAGCTGATGAAAGCGGAAAATTTCGAGGCGGCAATCGATGAACTCATCTGGCTCATCACCCTGCTTGCCAATCAGCCGATTTTGATTCACAACATCAAAGAACCGAACAATAAGCGTGACCTCCTTGAACCCGAAACCGTGGAACTTCTCACCACGCCGCTTGAGATTGCCGGATTCAAGGACGCCATCATGGAATGCCTTGTCAAGGGTACCAAGCGCGAAGTCGAGAGCGAAACAGAAAAAAACGCATAACCGGGACAGGTTCCTCCGCAACTGACGGAGAAATCTTCGCTCGGTTACTCTTTTACGGAGTCACACTTCTGCACCGTACCGAGGAAGAAGTGTGGCTCATGCCCATCGGTCATTTGCTTGACCAGTGGGAAATATATAAGCAGTTTAACGGTATGGCAAAACCCAAACGTGAGCATTTCATCGAGGAAGTCATACCCGATGGAATTTAACGAAAGGAGGGATTGATATGGCAGATAATTTCGGTTTGCGAATCGGTGTCGAAGGCGAGAAGGATTTCAAAAAATCCATTGCCGACATCAACGCGCAAATGAAGGTTCTCGGCTCGGAGATGAAACTCGTCGAGTCGCAGTTTTCTTCGCAGGACAAATCGGTGGAAGCCTTGACGGCACGAAACAGCGTGCTGATCAAGAACATCGATGCCCAGAAGTCAAAGATTGAAGCCCTGCAAGCGGCACTCAAAAATGCCACGACCTCCTTCGGGGAAAATGACAAGCGCACGCAGGCATGGGCGGTTCAGCTGAACAATGCGCAAGCCGAACTGAACAAGATGCAGCGTGAATTGGAAGAAAACAATTCCGCTTTGAACGGCACCGGGAAACAAATGGACAAAGCCGGAGATGCCGCCGACAATATGGGTGACAAAGTCAAGCAAGCGGGCAAAGATGCTGATGAGGCATCCTCTCATTTCGAGGGACTCGGTACCGTCTGCAAAGCGGTGGCGGCTACGGTTGCTGCCGCTTTTGCCGCTGTATCCGCTGCCGCCGTTGCCGCCGGAAAAGCCATTGTGGATATGTCTACCGAGGGTGCGGCTTATGCGGATGCGGTTCTCACCGAATCCACCGTGACCGGCATTGCCACCGATAAACTGCAGGAATATCTGTACGCCGCCGAGTTGGTAGACGTTTCCACAGAAACCCTCACGAAGTCGATGGCAAAGCAAATCCAGTCGATGAAATCGGCACAGGACGGCAGCAAGACTATGGTAGCGGCATACGAAGCACTCGGTGTCGAGGTAATGAATACCGACGGCACCCTGCGTGACAGCGATACCGTTTACTGGGAACTCATCGATGCGCTCGGCAAGGTCGAAAACGAAACCGAGAGAGATGCGCTTGCCATGCAAATCCTCGGCAAGTCCGCCCAAGACCTCAACCCCTTGATTACCGCCGGCTCCGCACGAATGGCAGAACTCGGCGAGAAAGCACACAAAGCCGGATATGTGGTGACGGATGAAATGCTCACCGCTTACGGCGCTTTGGATGACCAAATCCAATACCTGACCGTCGGCACAACGGCAGCCAAGAATGCACTCGGCACGGTTCTGCTTCCCGTACTGACAAGTCTTGCCGGAGAGGGTGTTGACCTTCTCGGCGAGTTTACAAACGGTATCCTCGGTGCAAACGGGGACATTTCCAAAATGGGCGAAGTCATCAGCAACATCCTGCCGAAAGCACTCGATGCGGTCATGACATATGTGCCGGTGATCCTCGACCTAATCGGTTCGGTGGTCGGCTCAATCGGTCAAGTCATCGTGGACAATCTGCCCGTCATTGTGACGTCGGCATCCAAAATCATCCTCTCCGTTTTGAACGGACTGACCTCGGCATTGCCGCAGATAGCCGCCGGAGCCTTGATGTTGATTTCGGAATTGGCAATGGGTATTCTTGACAATCTTCCCGTATTGGCTGCAATCGCCATCGAGATTGTTGCAACACTGGCAAATGGCATCGCATCCGCATTGCCGACCTTGATTCCCGACATTGCGTCGATAGTTGTGCAGATTTGCGATACCATCATTGAAAACCTGCCCCTGGTGCTTGATGCGGCGCTTGCCATTGTGGAAGGATTGGCGGACGGTATTCTGTCGGCAATTCCGAAGCTGATAGCCGCTTTGCCGAAACTGATTGACGGCATCGTGAAGTTCATTCAGGGAGCAATTCCGAAAATCATCAATGTCGGAATTCAACTGTTCACCGCATTGGTTGGTGCTTTGCCGAGCATTATTTCCGGCATCGTTTCATCAATTCCGATGATTATCGAGGGCATTGTTTCCGCACTCATGGATTCGATACCGTTGATTGTCGAAGCCGGAATCACATTGATAACCTCTCTCGTGTCCGCTTTGCCGACCATTATTTCGGCAATTCTTGAAGCAGTACCGCTGATAATTACAGCCCTAATTGATACCATCATCGGCTGTATACCGCAACTGATGCAAGCCGGAGTGCAGTTATTTACCTCGCTGATTCAGAATTTGCCGACCATTATCACCACGATCCTGACGGCGATTCCGCAAATCATTACTGGAATCATTACGGCGTTCATTCAGAATGTACCGCAGGTCATCCAAGCGGGCATTACTTTGCTGACATCACTCATCAAGAATCTGCCTACCATCATTGCCGAAATCGTCAAGGCGATTCCGCAGATTATTGCCGGCATCGTTTCTGCTTTTGCAAGCGGAGTCACACAGATGGCAGATGTCGGAAAGAACCTTGTGCGCGGATTGTGGGAAGGCATACAGTCCTTGGCATCCTGGATTTGGGATAAGGTTTCCGGCTGGGCATCCGACCTCTGGGACGGGATTTGTAATTTCTTCGGAATCCACTCTCCGTCCAAGAAGTTCGCCGAACTCGGTGAATATATGTCGCAAGGTCTCGGCATCGGTTTCGTGAATGAAATGAAGGATGTTGATAAGGACATCATCTCCTCCATTCCGTCCGACTTTGACATCGACACGGCGGCACACCTGCGCAGCGTGGCGGACGATTCCGCCGTAACGGTTCCGAACATAACGGCAAACCGAGAGCAAGTGACAAGCGGTGTCCGTGACATTTCCACTTCGGCAATCGGTGACGGGTATCAAGAGCAGCTGTCCCTCTTGCGACAGCAGAACTCGCTCCTTCGGCAGATACTGGAAAAGAACATATCCGTTACCATCGGAGACGATGAAATCGGCCGCGCCAATTCCCGGTACGAAGAAAAGCGCGGATTTGTTTTGAACACAGGAGGTTTTGCAAATGCCTATTAATATCCGCATGATACCCGGATTCATGTACTGGGGTGTCACAGATACAGAATTGACATTGGAGGTGCCGTTCCCGACAAGCGGCACCTTTGAAACGTCCAGAAAAGCACAAACGCAGGAATCGGCTGACGGCTCGGTGGTTGCCCAGATGATCGGGCGAAGCCGGGACAAGCAGACGATGGCGTGGGAAATCATGGATTGCAATACTTGGTGGACGATAAACAACTGGCTGGAAACCAACGGTATGTTCTTCTATTGCCGCTACTTCAACTTTAACCGAGGTGTTTGGCAGACGAGAAGATTCTATGTGGAATCGCCCTCCTGCGAACCGTACCGCCCGACAAGCAATCCGAACTCGGCATATTACGGAATGCCCAAGTATCTCCGCAACTGCCAATTGACCGTACTCGATATGGGAGGTTCCGCATGAAATCCACATCGCAAAACTATGACGTTAAGATGGCAGCACAGTGCAGGAACCGTTCCCATATCCGCATCTCACTGAACTCCGCCGGCACCGTGTATTCCTTTACCGATGACCAGATTTCGGTCGCGGAAAAAGCGTCCGATATCGATCCGCTTTCCAGAAGACTGCCGAAGGAAACCTTTACCTTTTCTATCATCGATTTGGCAGGCGAATATAACCCTTCAAACCCGTCCGGGAAATGGTCGAGTCTGGACGAGAACGCCGTCATATCGGTGGAGTTCGGCTACGAAATCACAGCAGGGACAACCGAATGGTTGGCAGCGGACGAATACTGCCTCGATGCCCGTCCTACGGTGTCGGGCGGTATTGCGAAGTTCGTTGCCAGTTCGCGACTTTGCCATCTGACCAAAAACTATTACAAAGGCACCTACGGAACGCAGTCCTTTTACAGTATGGCGGTTGCCGTGCTGACGGATGCGGGACTTTCTGCTTCGGATTATATCATTGACTCCTCGCTTTCCGACCTTTACACCGATGCACCTCTGCCGATAACCACCCATGTGAACTGTCTGCAACTGATTGCCCATGCAACAGGCTGTACCTTACGAACGGTCAATGGCATTGTTCGCATGGATAAGTTCTCGGCAAATATTCAGCCGGGCAGTTTTATTGTCGGACTGGATTCCATTGCCTTAGGCGGGGATACCGTGTCCAAAATCGAAACGCTCTATAAGGTGCAGGCGAATCAGTATGTCTATACACCCGACAGCGAGACATCGGTTTTGGCAACCGTCAATATCGATTCGGAGGACGAAACCCACTGCCACATCGAGTATGCTACCGCAGCGGATATTTCGCTTACCGTGGACGGAAGCGCCACGATTACCGACCTCCATGTGTATGCCCAAGCCGCCGATTTCGTGTTGAACGGAACCGGCACATTTTCGGTCACGGTGACGGGAAAGAAGATTACTTCCTCCGTCAGCACGGTGGAATCGGTCATATCTCTTGATACTACGGGTGCCACCGACAGCGAGAAGAATCAACTGATAACCTCGACCGCATTACAATACTCCCTGATTTACAATGTGGCGAACTACCTGCAATACCGTTTGACGCACACGGTCAAGTACCGCGGAAACCCGGAACTCGAACCATTGGATGCGTTATTCTTTGCTACCCAATACGGCACATTCATTTCCGCATTGGTGCTGACACACAAGATAACCTTCAACGGCGCAGTCTCCGGCTCCATGACGCTGAAAAGCATCAGCGAGATTAGTGACTGCTTCCTTTATGACTCAAATGAAGAAGTTGTCACCGACAGAAACGGTGACAGAATCGGCATCATCGGATTGACCGATTACCAAAGCAATTATACAACGCAGGAAATGGATGCCTTTATTTCGGAGGTGATAGACTAATGGGGCAACTGACACATAACGCATCGGACTTCGATGCCGCAATCCGCAAAGTCCGTGCGGACTATGCGGATGTTTCGGATGTCAATGCCAGAGCCGCCGACGTGGTTATCGGACAGAAAATCATCGGTGCGAACAGGGCTATCATCACCGGGACACTCGGAACATTGCAAGCCTCGCCGTCTGTTGAAATCAGCGGCGGCGAGGTTTCCGAAACAGCATCTCCGTACCCAATACAGGCAAATGCACAGCTTTACTGTACGCAGGATGGCGTAATCGACAGTATTCCCGACGGCTCTGTTGTAACCAAGTATATCAGAGTGGAAGAAAAAAGCGGAACACCGAGCTATGAGGGAAAGGTGGAAATCACCCCATCCGCAAATATGCTCCTCAGCCGTGTAACGGTAGCAGCAACCCCTGCTTTTGAATCAAAAATCCGTGATATTCCGATGTACAACTGGACGATGAATCCTGTGAAGGTCGGAACCGGCTATGCGGGACAGATTGCAGCCGGAACAACGGAAAGCAATGTTTACGCAAGGGATATCGAGCGCGGACGCATTTATATGATTCCTGTCGGGACTTCCGTGACCGTGCAGAATACCTTTCAAATTGCAGATCCAACCACGGGCAAACTGGATTCAAGGGTTGTGGTTCTAAAACCAGGAGACAGTTTTTCCTCGCAGGCAAGTACCTATTCGCCCGGCGGGAGTTTAAACTACCTGGCGGATGGAAAAGTACAGTTTTACCATGCTTCTTCCTTTAAGGTCGGAAGCGGTTTTTCCAACTGCCCGATTTTGCTTCTCAAAGATGGTGTCTATTATGCGCCTTGTGTGGACTGGAAACTGTTTGGCCACGGCTATACCGGCTACGGCTCAAGGGTATCGGGTGGCGGCATTTGCTCCAATCCGAACAACGCTCAAATCCATCCCGCAAGTGTAGCCGGATATCGTAATTTTGTAAAGGCAAGATGTTTGATGGGAAACCTCACCAACATTTATTGGTATTCGGATGTGGATACCACCTCTTCGTCCGAATTACCCCGTATGACCTTCAACTACGGTTCGTATTATCCGTTAATGGCGGAGGCAGACAGCTGATGGCTAAAATTATATGTACAGGAGAACAGATTGACTCTGCAATCCAAAAAGTAAAATACGGATATGCCGATGTTTCCAAGGTAACCGCAAAGCCGAGTGATGTGCGCCAAGGAAAAATATTTGTTGATGCCAATAAAGTCGAGCAAACGGGAACTCTCGGTAACGGAAGCATCGAGCCGAGAGCGACCGTTCCGAACAACCCCTACCTCACGAATACGCCAAGCGAGTATTCTGTGGCGGTAACGCCGAGAGGACAGGTGCGTGTTGCCGGATATCAAAAAAGCGGAAGCATTCCCGGCTCGGCATCCGCAACAAAGTATATCCAAACCGAAGAAAAAGAAGTAGACGGCAGCGATACCGCATTTGATGTTTTCCCGACTATCGGGAAGCTGCTCTCAAAAGTAACCATCAAAAGGGTGTCCGGCGAAGATGCGGGTGGAATTGACAATATGCCGACTCCGTCGTTCAGCGTTTATTTCAGTTCGTCAAGTGCGTCCGGTTCCTACCGCAGAGCCTATTATTCGTCCGGCGTGACAATGGACAACATCTATGTGAAAAGCGGTGTTGCCGTGTCGGATGCCCACGTTTATCTTATGCGGATATCCTCCACTACATCCAGTTCGTATAAAGGCGGTACGGGAACCATCATCGATGCCACAACGGGGCTTCCGACGGGAAACACCATAGAAATCAAGCCGGGA